CACGCTCTGAAAAGGCGTTATCTGATGCGGAGCTTGGACCGATTTCCAATTTTAACAGCTTCAAAACCTCATACACCCCGTCCATTACGGCGGCGGCTGGTGGCGCCACCTTGGTGACCGGCATCCAGAAATATGTGCCTGTTTCCACTTCTTTGGCGGCAACGGGTGAGGAGTCGAATGTTGACAACCGGACCATGGACTTGGTGGTTGACAACACGGCTGGAGTTGTGGCTGGTGACAAATTTGAAATTGGTGTTGGAGCGGCTGGAATTAAAGCCATTTCCCATATCAACAAAAACGACACCGGCCAAAACAAAACCTTCACTGTTGTCAGTGTTGTTGACGGAACCACGTTGAAGATTGCGCCGCCCATCATTGTGGCTGGCGGGTCTGATGCTGAGACGGATTATGCCAACTGTTCACGGGCAACCATCAACGCTGAGGCTCTCACCTGGTTGAACACGGTGACGGCTCTGGCTAACCCATTCTTTATGAATGATTCCATCGAGGTATTTGGTGGCAATCTGGCGTTTGGGGATGATATGTCTGGTGTTGCTGTAATGCGAGCAATGACTGACTCGGGGATTGAGGTCATCTTTGCTAAGCAGGGCAACGTGAAAACCGGTAAATCCACTTATCGACTTACCACATTTTACGGGGTGACCAACCTCAACCCGGAAATGAATGGGATTTTGATAGGTAGTCAAACCTTCTAAGGGACTGGCCTCCTGGGGGATCACCTCAGGGGGCCGCCTTTTAAATTACATCTCAGAGAAAAGGGGTTTTAAATGCCATCACAAATTTGCGGATTTAAGGACGGAGCGGTCAAGTGGTTTGACGGTGGGCGATTGCCAGCCGGTTGGAGCCATGAGGACCCAACGCTCAAAAAGGAATCTCTCCCTGGTGACGTCCAGCCTGGTGACGGTGACGGAACGCTCAAGGGCTCTGACCCGGACGTTGACCCGGACGGTGAGGACTTTGACGCTGACGGCCAACCAAACCCTCCAGAGGTCACCGAGGTTGACGACAGCGGCCCATGCCAGGGCTCTGACCCAGGTGAGGAGGAGAGCCGCACCAGTAAGTTGAAGAAAAATAAAAATAAAAAATAAAACTACCTTCTCACTGAAAAAACTGTTTTCTCAGTGAGGAAGTACTTTAAAAAGGGTGACCAAATGACCATTGGGACGAAAGTTTTAAAGGGGGCGCTCCGGAAAATTGGCGCCCATTCAATAGTAAGCCCAGCGGAACCTGACACCCTGGTTGAGGCAATGGATACGCTCAACACCATGGTCCAAATGTGGAGGAGTCAGGGGTTGATAATGGATATCCTCCCGCTCAAGACACCGGGCGGCCAGTTGGGTGAGCCAGCGGATTCCAGGAACGCCATCGAGGACAACCTGGCTATTGCGTTGGCGCCCAACTTCGACAACGGAAAGGTTGTGGTATCACCAACCCTGGAGCGCAACGCCAGAGTGGGGTATCAGTGGCTCAAAAGCCTTTATCAGGTCATCACCATACCCGACAAGGTCCCTTCTAGCACCCTCCCCAGGGGCGCCGGAAATTCCAGAGGCACCCAGCGCCGGGTGTTCTTTGGGGAAAGCGGAAAACTAGATGGCTGAGGCTCAACTCCCCAAAGGATTGTCTGGGGCTGAGAACCTCCCCCAAACAAAGACTGAGTTGGTCAACTGTTTTTCTGTTGAAACTCCCCAGGGTGCGCTTGTCCTTCCACGCCCTGGAATCTCTCAGAATGGCGTTGATTTTATAAATTGGGCCAGGGGCTCATTCACCTGGAATGGTGGGCTTTATACTGTTTTCGGGACTCAGCTTTTTAAAATGGATGTTGAGGCGGGAACCGCCACCATCCTGGGAACCATTGCCGGGTCCAGCGTCATCAAAGCGGTGGCCGGATTCAATGATATTGTCATCATGGCAAAGGATACGGCGCTTTATACCCTGGACAAGCTGGACTTTCTGACCGACATCACCACCAACCAGAATTTTGTATCCGTCACCGATGTTGCCCACGTTGATGGTCATTTTATTTATATCCCAACCGATGGGGAACCGGCTTTTTTCTCAGACGTTGGCGCCGCCGGAACGGTCCAGCCGCTCTCATTCTTTGACGCTGAGGAGTTGCCCGATTTAAATAATACTTGTTTCAATTTTGCCAACACCCTGGTCATCGGTGGAACGGATTCCTTTGAGCTTTTCCGCTCAATAGTGACCACCGCCGCCGTCCCATTCCAAAGAATCAAAGGCGCCCGTCACCGGTATGGTTACATCGGCGCCCTCCTGGAATACACCAATAGCTTTTTATTTCTAGGCCGTGAAAAGGGCCAGGATTTTGGTTTCTATGCGATTGCGCCAGGCTCAACTGAAAAGATTTCAAACCCTTTTGTGGACGAAATACTGGCCGGATATGCTCCGGAGGAGTTGCGGGATTGTGTCCCTGGCCGCATCAAGTGGCGGGGGTATGACCTGGCGACCTTCACGCTGGCCCGTGATTCATTCGGGTTTTACAAAGGCAACTGGTTCAAGCTCAACACCCTGATTGACGGATTTCCAAAGCCTTGGCTGGGCGGTTATATCACTCAATTCAACGGGGTTTATTACACGGCCAGCAAAAGGAAGTTTGGAAAGTTTGAGGCAATCAATACAGATTTCGGCCAACGCCTGGCCAAGTCCATTGATTTTGGGGTGAAGCATCCAAACAATGAGCGTTTCTCCTGTCAAAGCCTTGAAATCGGAATCTCCCAGGGATTCAATGACGAAGTGGGAACCGTTGGCCTCTTTATGAGCCGGGACAACCGGGTTTATGGTCCGGGGCTATTCAAGGACCTGGGCGCCAAAGGAAAGTATCACGACAAGCTGGCATGGAATCCGGCCGGGGGCCTTGGCAATTATGACGGTTTCATGGGAGTCAGGATTTACACCACTGGGGACGTTTCTTTTGCCGCAAATTCGCTTTACCTCAATATAAGGTAACCAATGACCCACCAACTTGTTAGTCAGCCGGACCACGGTGACAGCATAATCCATGTTATAAATGGCCAGGGTGTTGCCTCCCCACGCCTCCAGATTTTCTTTGATGACATCACCTCAATCCTGGATGAGTTGTCCGACTCTGGCGGCGGCGGCGCAATCGACCTGTCCACTTTTTCCCCCTCCTCCGTTATTTACAGACCCAGCACCGGGACCGACATCCTCCCGGCCGTTATAGATGAAAGCGAATTCCTCGGCCGACTCCCAGGCGGTGAGATTAAAGGGCTGGGCTTTGTTGACGCCTGGAGCATCCTGGGCAACGGTACGACAGACATCACCATTAACGCACCCGGCGGCGCCAACGCTTTCATTGTTGAGACAAGCGCATCCTCGAAAATGTTTCAGGTCAGCGGGTCCAATAACCTGGTAAGTATTTCCCGCTCCGGGATAACCGGAACGGATGGGATGCTCCACATTATCCACAGTACCGCCCAGGGCGGCGTGGTCCAAGCTCACTCCACCGGCAATGAGTTGGTGCTTGAACATGATTTTGACAGCGGGATGAGCATCCTCAGCGGATTCAACAGCTTTGGCAATATATATTTTGGCTCACCAACCTGGGGAGAGGTTGCCGGAAATCTCTGGATGTTTCACGATAATTCAGCCGGAGCAATAGGCGCCACCTCAATCACTTCCGTGACGGATTCAGGAGGGGTGGCCAGGTTTAACCATGGCGGGACGGACCCTGTAATTGGCCAAACCGTCACCATTTCCGGGTATGTGGTCAACACCGACTATAATGACTCCCTGGCGGTCACAGCGGTTGGCTCAGGTTATTTTGAAATTTCCACCATTGCCTTTGGGACCAATGAGGCTGGCGGGAGTTTCATTGGTGTTGGGATTGGGTATCCAGCATTTGGCTTGGATTTAATAGGAAAAACAATTTTTAAGGCTGTATCCGACCAGCTTGACGGAACCACCACCGGGCTTTTTGTAAATCCAGACCAGGACGCCCTGATTGACTTCCAGATCAACACCTTTTCTGAGGCTCCTTTCATGCGGACTTTGTATGACTCGGCATTTGGTGTTGGCCGGATGGGATTGAGCCAGGGCGTATCCTTTGCGCCCACCATGGGGATTTTGCATATATTTAAAAATGGCTCCTCTGGGTTCACCGGGATACCAAATATAAACTCAGACCATATAGTTTTAGAAAGCAACGGATTGACGGGCATCACTTTTCTGGGTGGCCCCAGTGAATATTCTGGGCTTGGCTGGGGTGACCAGTATGACGGCAACCCAAGGCCGTATCAAGTGGCCATTGTGGCAAAGCCAAACCTCCCGCCCAACACCGGACTCGGCCGGATTGAGCTTAGAGTTGACACTGGGACCGTTGCGAGAATGTATATCACAAAAGACCGGGTGACAGTCAACCCTATTTTTGCCTCCGAAATGACGGACTTCAAGGTTGCTGGCACAACCGTTGATTCAACTGTTATTTTTGCAGACGCCAACACCAGTCGCCTAACGACATCAAACATAAACACCATAGGGACCGATGGCCAGTTTCATGTTATCCGTGGCGGCTTGGCCGGGACCGTCACCGCCTCCACGCTGGCCAACGGAATTGTTGTTGAGTCTAATGTTGATGCCGGGATTTCCATCCTGGTCCCGAATGACGGAAGCACCGCCAACCTATATTTTGGAGCGCCAACGTCCGGGAATAACGCCGGGCAAGTGAGAATGGTCCCATCAACCGGGATAATGACCCTTCTGACTGGCGCCGTTTCCCGTTTAACTTTAGCCGCCGCCGAGTGTGTTTTTAACAGCACATCGGCCGACACTGATTTTAAAGTCAAAGGAACGGCGACAGACCTTTTATTTTGTGACGCTGGTAACGCCCATGTAAAGGTGGACGCCAGCCTGGAATTCACCAAGCGCCTGGACGCCAACGCCACCACGGTAACCGGGGTTTCTCACACGGCCGGGGATGAACACGTTATTCTGGTTGATGACGACACGGCCGGAGCGGCTGTCACGGTGACGCTCCCAACGGCGGCAACGGCTAAAACCATTTACCATATCAAGAAAATCGGAAGCACCGCCAGCGTGACGATTGACGGAAACGGAGCGGAACTGATAGACGGGGCCACCACGGCGGTCCTGACTATTCAATATG